ACTGCTTCACGAATATCGGAATAACTTTTAGACATTTTTTTTATCCTCTTACTTTAGCGGCAAGATCTTTATCTGCTCCGCCCCAAGTGCCTTTTGATTTAGTTGCAAATGAATTGACCCTAGCAAATCCCCATTGTGCAGGAGTAGTACCTGGGCGATGACCAGATTTCCAAGCTGCCACACCTCTGTCAAATACTTGTTTGAGTATTGAATATGGCATGCCAGTTTTATCAGCTTTTGTTTGCAGAGCCTTTTTTGTATCTGATTCGTTTAGTTCTTCACCAAACATATCTTTGAATTTTTTAGTATGCTTTGACGGCTTAGTTTCAGCCCTTGCATCTCCAGGCGCAGGCTTATATGCATCCGGATCATCGTCATCCATTTTTGCCTGTTTATTAAACTGGGCTTGACGCTTAGCTTTGGTTGATTTGGATAAGCCTTTATGATAAGCAGCTTTCTCTTCAATTGATTCAACTGCATCTAACCATTTGCGATACTTACCAGAATTAGATTCAACGATAACGTAATTAGCGCCGAGTATTACAATCTTAGCAACCTCGCCAGATTCTTTGATGATTACTTCATCGCCGACGTTATAAAGCTCCCCTTGAACATAAGCTTCACGCTCTTCAGAGATTGGTTCTAATTGGATATGTGTATGGTATTCAGAAGTTTCTTTGATACCCATTGCTTTACGCAGTGAATCAAAGAAGGCTTGACCGTCTTTAAATGCTGATGGAAGGCCTTTTGAAAAAGCAGCAAAATTGTTTGCAGCTGCAGCAGCTCTCATCTTCGAAGCTGACATACCAGATACGTCGTCTGAATCAGGATCTCTTTCACCTGCAGATACAATATTAATTCCAGTTTCAAAATTATAGAAACCGTGACGAGCCTTTACACCATTATACTTGTTAGCCAAGGCATCAAATTCATTTACACGGTCTGAACCAACAACCATTGTTACTCGAGTAAATCCTTGCTCGTACAATTTAGTTAAAACGTCTAAAGCGTTTTTAATAGATTTATCAAGGATAATATTACGACCATGCTTAGGAAACATTTTGCGCATGACCTTTATCTTTGTTTCGTAATCTAATGGATTCTTTTTAGCATCATGTGATTGCGACGCGTATATACGATAGTTATTCCCTTTAGCCAAGGAAACAACCTTATTAATTAATTTTTCATGACCAACAGTAGGAGGATTGAAGCGGCCGAAAGTAAAGACTACTTCTTTTATTTCTTCTGTTAGATATGTAGAAAAAGACTTAAATGGCATATTACTTTCCTCAATTTGTTGATGTGCTAGTGGAAGGTAATACGCTTTTAGTAAATTTTGCTCTGTCTTTTTTACGGATAAAAGGAAGAAGCTTTTTAGCAATCCTTTTGATTGCGCCTTTCTTCTTCTCTAATTGCTTTTCAATGTTTTGTCTTTGACCAAAGGATAACTCTGCCTTACCTTTCCCTTTGGTTATTTTTTTAGTAAGGACGTCACGTGCTTTCTTTTCTGCACGTCTTTGAAGTTTTTCAGGAGTGGCAAACTTTTTTCTTGCCCTTTGTTGCCCTAGCTTAATCTTAGCTTTATTCTTACGGAAAATAGATTTCATCTTCAGTCGTTGCGCAATTGTTAATGCTTCATCGACATCTTTTTCGTCACTAATAGGGCCAGTGGTGTCACCATCACGCTTACGCTTCTTTGAATTGAGCGCAAGCTGAGTGTCACCAGTTTGAGTATAGTCTACATTAATGTAGTCTTTGAATGCTTTCATTTTCCCTTCCCATTTAAGAACGAGACGCTGAGTCCCAACCTTTAATAATATTAGGGTCAAAGTTATTAGTAGAGAATTCTAATCTATCTACTAATTTAACTGCCCTTCCACCAAGGTGGTCTATAGCAACAAAGCCTTCATGACCGGTTACTTTAAACCCGTTTTTCGTTTTTACAAAAGTATTTGTTTTTTCTACTTTACTTAGTTTATTTATAATAATTAACTTCGCATCAACGATACTTTTTTGTAAATCGAACAATAATTTTAAACTCTTTTTATTTTCTTGTGAGAAAAACTTAAGTATATCATCTCTCTTCTTATATTGAGCTTGTTTACCTGCCTCAGAGCTTCTCTTTGAAGCTTCTTTCTCAAACCTGAGTGATATCCATTTAATCAGATTATTCACGTGAGCTGTAGTATTTGTAATAGTTTCTTTATTACGCACAAATGAATTGTTAAACGTTTCAATCAAGCGAGCAAATTCAGGATTCGCTTGAATCTCTTTTAAAGTTGTAGATGATATTGCTCTAAAGATCTTGCCAGCGTCAGAAAGTATTTTTGTAACTTCATCTGTATCTTTCTTAGTAAACGTAACTGTACCTGATAGATCTTTAAGTGTAGCCGATTTAGCCCATAATGATGGGATTGACTTAAACTTAGCTATGTCTACACCATAAGAAGCTTTCATTGTTTCGAATGTAGCTCCTGAATATGCTGTATGGAATACAATACCAAGCTTAGCACGCTTGATCTTCTTTGCTTCATCTGAATTAGCTGGTACTGCGTAAACAATTGTGTTTGGATGGAAGGTAAGGTATTTAGCTCCATCAATTGTTTCTGTTTTTAAATCAGGAGCAGTAAACATAATATCACCTTGAACTACTCCGGTGATACCGATCTTCTTTAATTCATCATATGCTGTTTTGAGTTTAGCTGATAAATCGCCAGAAGTATCTGCATCAATATCAGCATGCGATTTATAAACCTTTGGATTCTTGTTAAAGATACCTTTCTTTGCTACAAAGAATTCACCATCTGATGGATCGATACCAGCAAATACAGCTGGTGCACCATCCCATTTGACAGTAACGTCTGTAGGAGACTTAGCATTACCTGCTAACATATCACGTAAAGAACGGAGAGCAAGAATAGCATCGCGAGCACCTTTCACACCACCGTAGATCACCTGATCCTCGATGTGAGTCATGTGCGTATTTTTTTCTTCTTTTAAATACTGATCGAATTTAATCATATTTTTTTACTTGTTCCAGAGGTTTTTGCAAATGGAAAGATACCTGCTCGCGCGTTCTTAACTACTACACCAGCAGCCCGAGCATCACCACGGCGTGCCTGGAATCGAATAAAAAATACTGCTTCATATTCCCCCTTTGGAATTTCTCCGTTTGTGCCTTTATGAACTGATTCAATGGTGTATGGTCCTTGGCCTCTGCCTTTTAAATTCATATTGCCAAGGTGAAACTCATCAACGTTAGAAATACTTGGTTTGTTTGAAGAGAATTCTGGACCATACATAGCTTCAGCAATAAGCGATTTGTCTTTTACTGGTCGGTAGAATGAATCCCCACTCTCGAGACCATCTGGTCTTAGCATGAGAACTTTGTTCATGAAATTTTTAATGTCTTTGTTATTTTTGTATTGTACGTAAGATAAACCACCATACTGTTGATAGTCTTTAGCGCTTCTACCGGCTTTATGAGAAATATAAGCTTGTGGCTTACCATTCTCATCAACGATGGTCATATCTGATTTAGGCTCACGCCCTTGGTACTTACCCTCAGTCTTTACCATCATTGCACAATTAACAACACGGCCATTAATTTTAAGCTTAATGTGTGAGATACCTTCTTTAACTAGGATCTTATTTAGACCTTCATTAAAGTAATTCATAGCCATAGATTCAGCTGAAGTTCCAGAACCTTGACCCTTGCCACCAAAGTCTCCTGTTTTCAAGAAGTCTTTAGGGATAGTCATACTACCTTTATTGGTAGACACCTTCAGGTTAGTATTATTGTTTGGAAACTTGCCACCGTCTGCCGTCATAAAAGACTTAACATTAGCAAGTTCAGAGCTATTAATGATTACTTCATTACCATTACGCACTGTTGAGAAAGGTAAACCTTGCTCAACCTTTTTTATAAAGTTAAGTACACGATTCTCATCTTTTCTCAGATCAGTAATTTTTAAAGGATTAAACACCGCTTTCATATTATCTTCCTTTAAATATTCCTTAAAATTTAGCATAGTTGGTTCTCCTACTAGTACTATTTATATCTTAAAGAATTTTATGAAATGGTCTTTATGTATTCTTTATACAGCTTTTCTTGTAATCGATATGCTTCTTTTTCGTGGGGTTGGTCTAAATATTTAACGTTGTCAACATTACGACCTTTAAAATGTACTTTGTAAGTCCACTTCTTTTTATCAAATTTAAAATAAAGCTCTTTTCTCATGTATTGTTTAATATGCACAAATTCATGTATAACTAATGTGATAAGATCGTCCTTAGCTAAACCTTTATGAACACGAACAATAAAATCACGAGGGCGATAGCTATCATCCAGAAAGACAACATCGCCTTCGATTTTTTCTTTTTCCTTTAAGTTTTTTATAAACCTAAATGTTATATCTACTTTAAAGCGTGGAAAAAGCTTTGCGGCTGCAAATTCAGAAGCAGAGTCGATTATATCTCGTTCTGCCTGATTATTATACCCTTCATAAAAAACGCTAATCATTTTGGAACAAACTTAAGAGAATATTGACTGTGGATACCGTCTCGAATTGCTTTATAAGTTTCGAGACCAAAGAATTCAATTGCACGTTTTTCTGAATCAAACGTTTTGGTGACATAACCATTGGTTACAATTACTTTCTTTTCCGGCATTAGTATTCCTCCAAATTTTCAGCGATAAATCGTTTAGCCATATCAATAGAAACTTGAGAACGCGTTGAATCTAGATTACCAGATTCAATAGCATCTATTAGTTCTTGTACATGAAATTTTAAACCAGCTATCAAACCACCACGTTTACAATATTCAAAGAAATAATCTGTAGTTGGAATATTATAATCTAATTGACTCATACAATTTCTCGGCCTTTTTTCAATTCCATTTTTACAAGATAATCAAACATATCATCATAGTCTTCTGGAATATTAACATTAGCTTCTGACATATCGGTACGAATGTCTATATCAACAAAGTTCCAGTTTATAAAACCGTCACTAAATACATTTTCTTCTTTTGCAATAGCTTTTTTAAAAGAAGAAACAATATCACTATATTTCGCGGTTCGCAACCCCATAATTCATGCTCCTATAAATCATCTCAACAGTGTATATTCTATAACATATAGAGGTTAATGTACAATTTAATTTCTTTTTATAAATCAATCGCTTAAGCCATTCATATTATAACTTATTGATTTTAATGAATTTAAAAATTGTAACAAATTGTATCTTGAACATTTAAAATAGCCCATAAAAAACAACCACTTACGAGAATACTCTAAGCGGTTGAAAAGTAAGAAAGATATTTCATAATGAATTCAATAAGTTAGGTCGTCGGAACAAATCCAATTGATTCTTTGAGCATTTCACGGTTTTTCATGTGTTCAGCTTCTACATCATCTTTTGATTGGCCGTGATAGGCAACTGCGTATCCGTATTCAATCATCATTTCATTTACTGAACGCCGTGCGTCTTTAGCTGCATCGTAAACTATGAATTCACCAAGGATTCGGCCGAATTTACCTCGAGAGTCATCTCCATCACGGTCTTTTATAGTCTTTAATACTGCAGTATCGCCTTCATGAACATATTGTTTCAGGAAGTTTTTCGATAAGATTCCGTATTGCTTTTCGACTTCATCCGATGTCCGAGATTCTGGAGTGTCAATACCATGAAGCCTAACCCGTTGACCAGTAAGAACAACATCGAAGCCAAGATCAATGTCAACATCCACAGTGTCGCCATCGATAACTCTAATAATTTTACAACTATATTCGTACATATTTTTGATACCTTATTTGTCATTGTTTAAAGAAGCCTTTATCCTATCTATAGCTGCTTTTTTTTCATTACCTTCGTAATCTAATACGTCCAATGCGTATTCTAAACCTGCAGCAATCCCTTGAATGCGTGAGCTTCTTGATATATGTAGTACAGAGACTAACCACCAAATACCCATTGCAATTATCATCCAGGTATCTAAAAACATTTTTTATTCCTCGTTATGAAATATAAGACTGGAGTTTGGATATTCTTTTACGATCATATCCCAGTTTTCTTTCCAGTTATTAATTACTTTTAAAATAATTTGATTATTGTCATTCTTATAATACGGATCTACTATAGTATCGGTTGTAGAATTCATATTATTTGTTTTTAATGAATCACATCCCCATATATGGATTTCATCATAATCGTTTTCAATAAGCCATAACGCGGCAATATGTGCTGATGATATAGCTTTAAATTTTATAGGAGGAGAATAAACTTCCTTCAATATAATTTTATCGGTATTTCGGTTCTTAGCTTGAAATTGTTTTTTACATTTTTCATTAGTAATGATGGGACAGCTTAATACTAATGGTTCTATCCGGTCTAGCAACCTATAAAAAAATCTTAAATCAACTATTACAGTTGCATCGACATCAGTATTCGGTTTATTGCACCCGATAACAAAGTCTGATTCTGCTATTTTTTTAAAGTGAACCCAAGATTCTCCGTTACCAAGAACGTGCGCTCTCATCTAAAAAATCCCATATTTTTTGGTATTCTTCATCATACTTACCAGCTAATACACCTTCTATATCCCAAGGGATGTTTGCATCAACAGTATCAAGTAATCCTTTATTCTTCCAGGTATTACCTTCTTTTATTAAGAATCTACACTTAGCTTTACAAGCCGCATACATTTCATGGTGCCTGCCAGTAATTAATAGATCGGCGTTTCTTAGTTTATTAACTATTTCATTCCACGGATCATTAAATATATTTATAATTGGGTATTTTCCACTCGAGGATTCTCCCCAATATTGACCTTCATATATTTCAACGTGATCATGCTGAGCTATAGGAACGTCTACAAAGTAAGAACAGTCTGGAATAATATTTGGAATTACTCCATGCGTTAACATTTCAGTAAAAGAATGTATTTCACGAACTGTTATTTCAGTGCATTTACGTAATACATCATCAAACTTATGACTCATATCTTGCCAAACAGTATTTACTAGCTTTGTTTCTACTCCTTGCCATTGAGCCAATTTTAATTCTGATAAGAACATCATACCAGTTCTACCTGAATGACGAATCGAACCTTCACCATTTAATACTACTAAATCATATTGTGAATAGTCAAGTGCATTGAATTGCCCTGACGTCATTACAGAAGTTGTAATAGTATCAGTAACCCCATACTTTTTAGTTAAAGCTTCTACTACTACTTTACAACCATTATGATAGGCAGAAGTATCATTTAATAAAAGGACTCTCAAAACGATTTAATTCCTAATGCCCAATTCTCTGCAGCGTCTTCAACAAATTGTAAGCTTTTATTTACAAAATCTTCTTTATGGAATTCTACGCCGTCTTCGGTATAATATCTAATTGAGTAATGATCGGCTTCTTTTGTTACGATAGCCATTTCTTTTTCTTTAAAATACGAAGAGATCTCATTCATATTATTCTCCACGTGGTATTAGATCAGTAATTATTGGAAATACCGTTGATAATTGATATGCACAGTCAATTGCGATATCGCGATGTTCTTTTTGAGTACCATTACCCGAGCGCAATTCAATATAGTGAACCCAAGAGCGAAGGCTTCCATTCATATACATTCTACTGATAGTATTACCTTCCGGAAGAACCGCTCTTGCTTGCTCCTTTGCAATACCGTTTTCGATTGCCCACTTATAAGCCAGTTTAGCTTCATGTATTATCATAGACTGTTTCATCAGCCATGCAACTTTTAGATCCATATCATCGCATGGAAGTGAATTCTGACGATTAACAGTATCTTGCATACGTGCTTCACGTTGAACAAAACTTAATTCGTCTACTGGATCGGCATATCTTTGAGAAAACTCTTGGAAAGAGAAAGATCGATGACGAAGTATTTGCCGAGCAATATCTCGTGTAGTTGTGATTTCCATACAAACAGATACCATTTCTAATGGAGACCAATGCTTATGCTTAATCAGATACTTAATTAGTTTTTCAGCTGTCTTAGGATTATTCTGATTTCCAGGATTTGATACTCTAGCACAATATGCTATTAAATCTGTAAGAGATTTTGTATTTATTAATTCATCTTGTAGTTCAGGATGATTAGCATTTCGTGAATAGCTAACTAGTTTTACGTTCATACATTAAAATCCTGATATTTTGAAGTATTCATTTCATCACCATTAGTTGCCATTACATTTTGTGCTGAAGCTTCAACATCATATAGTCTCATTTTAGCTCTGTCAACTCCTATTACAAATCTTTTATTTACGTTTGGATCATTATATCGATTCTTCAATTGTTTTACCAATATCTGATTCAGTGTATTAAGTTCTTCATTCGAAATTAACGCAAACATTAAGTCTGCTGTTGCCGGCAAACCGAATGATTCAGAAGTATCTTCAAGTCCAACATCTGAGTTTGAATAACCAGAACGAGTTGTTTGAGTAGCCGAAACAATTGGTACATTGAATTCAACAGCCAAACCACGAAGTTCTTCAGCAATTGCTTTAATATAAGAATATGTATTAATCGATCCACCAAGACCTTTTACTCTTGACGATGCACAGATATTTAAGTAATCAATAAAGATCATATCAGGAGTAAAGTTCTTTTTCATGCTTAGTTCTTTGAGCAAAGCTCTGAAATGACCAACATGAGCAGCACCAGTTGGATATTCTTTAATGATTAGCTTACCAGTTGTTTTATTTGTAATGCTTGTGATTTTATTTGCAAAGTCTTTACGTTCAAGCTTATCGAGCTTATCGATTGTTACATTCATTAGATTTGCATCAATACGTTCAGCAATACGTTCTTCTGCCATTTCCATGGTAATATACAGAACACTCTTACCCATATTCAAACATGCTGCAGCTTGGTGACACATAAACAAAGATTTACCTACACCAGTACCAGCAAGGATAATGTTAAGAGTTTTCTTTGGCAGACCGCCTTTTGTGTTTGTCTTAAAAAAGTCTAGATCAAATGGAATGCGTTCTTCAACTCTATGATAAAAATCAAACCTTGAATCAGAGTTCTCAATATAATCATGACCGATATTACGATCAAATGAAACTGATAAAGCATCCCTTAGTAATTCAGGTAAAGCATTCTTAGTTAGATTATTATCTTTACCATCGATAATCTGAATAGATTTCATAATGGCCAAATAAATAGCACGATCCTGACACCACTTTTCAGTATTATCAAGTAACCATGCATCATCTACTTTTTGAGTTTCTTTTTCAATCTCTGCAATTGATTCAAGGGTTGAGCGATATAGCTCATCACCCATACTTACATTTTCAACTTCGATCTTAAGGATTTCAGGTGTCGGTAGCTTATTATATTTTGCAACATAATTTAAAATAAGATCGAATATTACTTTACTTTGTCCTTCAAAGTATTCCTTTTTAAGGAATGGAATTACCTTTCGAGTGTAGGTATCATTTTCCAGCAGATTCTTGAGAATCATTGTTTGAATCATTTATTCTTCCTACTTTAAAATTCTTTTCTTCTATAGAAGACCATAAAATATATTCTATCAACTCACCTAGATACGTTTTGAATTCATTAGATTCTAATTCTTCGTCATCTAGATCTGTATCATTCACTATATAATGAAATGAGAGCGTTGCACTCTCATTACCATTAGTAGGTTCCGTCAGCATAACACTATCATATGTTACAATAGTTCCGGCATAACTTCCGGTTACAATCTTAACTGAATCATGATCATCTTCAAGAATAGAGACGATTTCATAATCAGCTTTAGATATATTATACACTGTTATCGTCCTCTTGTACAACGTCAATACCTTCTATTTCTGAACGATAACCAATAGTATAGTGCTTCTTCACGAATTCTTTGAAGTCTTCATTAGCAAGGATTGGATCCCAGAATTCTGCTGTTAGTGTTTGTGCTTCACGAACTTTCGGTTCAATCATTTCACCTGTCTTTTTATCGATAGCTTGATACCAACCATTAGAAGGTTTAACAACATATCCACCAGCCATACCAACTTCAAGTAAGCCAGAGTATTTTTCTACGCCACCTTCCCACGATACTGTAATAGGAACCTTAGACTTTTCTTTTACGAATCGTGACTTTTCTACATTGATTACAAAGTCATATCCAGTTACTTCAGTACCTTTCTTATTTTGACGACGACCAAGAATCCATATAGTATCGGCAGAATAATAAATGCCTGTACCGCCAGAAACAACAGCTTTAGGGAAGAGTCCAATCTCTTGATAAGTATGATTCACAGCAAGCATCGGAATATCTTTCATAGTCAAATAAGGAGTTGACATACGGAAGAGACCTTTGAGTGCTTTAGCACGAGACATATCAGCTACAGACTTTTCATTCATAGCATCTTCAAGTTCTTTCTTCGATGCAAGGTTACCGATAGAGTCAATAACAATTATGACTTTATCTTCACGGTCGATGGCTTCAAGCTGATTGATTAGATCGAATTTTAGTTCTTCAACGTTTGTGATAGGAGTATGAAGTACACGAGAAACATCGATACCGAACGATTCGAAATACGCTTGAGGAGAACCAAACTCTGAATCATAAAACAACATAATAGAATCTGGATACTTTTGCATATAGGCACCTGCCATAAGTAACGCAAAAGAAGTTTTGAAATGCTTAGATGGACCAGCAAGAACTGTAAGACCTGGAGTTAATCCACCATCGACAGAACCAGAAAGTGCTACGTTTATCATAGGCACTTCAGTTGTAATCATATCCTTTTCAGCAAAGAATTTTGATTTTGAAAGAACTTCAGTGTTAGCTAACTTAGAGTTCTTTTTTAGTTTATCCATTATAGACATTAGTAGTTACCTTTTGATACTCGAATTTGAACAATGTCAGTTGGTGTAATAGTACCGTCATTAAGCAAACGTTGAAGTTGTTCATATGAATAAACACTATAACCTTTTCCTTCTATTCGCTTAATCCAATAAGCCTGATCGGCTTTTATTTTTTCATTTCTACGTGGCATAGTTATCTCCTAAAAGTAATATTATACCATAAATTCATCAAGTTGTACACCTGTATTTTTTGGTACGCCTTGTCTCTGTTCCCACCCAGAATTCCATCCAGAATTATTTGTAATCGTAGGAGGAACATGATCAAATGTGTTATCAGAACGTGGGACGTAGTTCTGGCCGAATCTTACGAAGTCACACATAACATCTTCATTGTCACGTGGAGCTCCGCCCATACGCTCGCACAGAAGGTCCATAAACTCGTCAGTAGTATAGCCAGACGATAGAACTTTCATGCATCGTACAGCATTATTTCCAAAGTATCCATGAGACATATCATCAACAAGATCCTTATGATAATCGCCTAGATCATATGAAAAGGCAGCATAAACAAAATTAAATCGTTTATGACCTTCTCGAAGGTTATGTTCATTCAAATAATCGACAACTTGCTTATGAGTTTTCTTTTCGCCAGCATGAAGCCAATCAATAAGCTCATCAAGAAGTTTTGGTAGCTCATCTGCCATAAAGTCAACACACGATACTCCTTTGCGTGGACTTGGTGGTTGGTTACCAATAGAAGTAAACAACGCTTGGCCTGATGCTTTACGTTGCTTAAGATCTTCTATCATTTCATCGATTGATGATAGCTTACCCCAATACTGAATAGCATTATTACGGTAACCATGATCTCGCGTGAACGATGCACCTGAACCAGTTGTTCTATGGCACATGCATGCAAACAACCAAGTTTTCAAATCCCATGTATCGGTAATATACGAGTCAACTAAATCCCAATGATTTTTACCGAGTGAGGAATTATTTAACTGATGATGCCGCTTTGGAGTATCTGATCTGTATTTTAAATCCTGGAGTACGTTAGAAAATCCAGCAGCATTACGAGAGAAACAATCGTAGATATCTATCTGTTGCATAAGAGGATCATTCACTGCAGCGTTTGCTTCAGGACCGACGTATGATAGTTTTCCCCAGTTACAATTCTCTTGTAACCATTTAGCACGAGGATAATAATAATGTACTAATACGTCTAATGCTTCTTCATTTAGCCATTTTGCCATTACTGAAAGAAATCCTCTAATGTTGTTTCTGCTATACCCCAGTTTTTTCTGCGATAAACTTCTGGACTCAGATGAACCGACTTAGGCTTCTCCATCTTTTCATTTGCGTATTGCTCTGGATTCATTCTATACCATTCGTCAGGAGCTTTGACAATATTCACTGAGTTATATAGCATATACTCATAGATATCATTCACCAATTCGGAACGTTCTTCATGCGATCCCCAAAATGGTTGGTCCTTATAGTATCCCGTCTTCGGTAACTTTCTCCCTTCAAACTCGATTGGCCATGGTAATGAATACTCGACTTCTATACCTAAGCTATTACCAAACTCAAAGAGAGCATCGTACATCGCTATCCAATCGCTATTCACACGTAAGAAATGATGACGAACGTCTATATTGCCTAAACTAATCGTTACACCTTTCCATGGCTTCTTATCAATATGATGACGAAGATATTCAAAGTTTGTTTTTACTTGATTGAAGAGTGTAGTGCCATCTTGTTTTACAACAGCACTATTGTTTCGTGAATACGCAGCGGTATGACTATCACCAACAGCTAACCAATCAAAATTAAGATCAGACGAAACTAAAGTTTTTGCAGTAGATAACTTTGCAGTGATACGATCGCACCATGCCTTGTCTACCACATCTTTTCGTTTCTTTAGCATTCCACCATAGTCAGGCATATCGATATCAAGAGAGATGATCTCATTGGCCTGGAGTAGGTTATTAATGCTAGCTTCAAGCTCTTCATCAAATCCACCAAATAGATTTAATGAACCACCGAAGTTTGCTCCATGCAAAAGATAAACCTTGGAGTGAGCGTGATTATTAAAATCAATTTCTACTCCAAGGTTTTCTGACCAAGTTCTTGCCCAACCAAAACTATGGCTATTTTTCTTTTGTGCTATTTTTGTAAACGAACCAACTATCATTCCAGATTCTTATCCCAATCACGGTAACTATGAATACGTTCATAGATTGTTTCATCATGGACTGGTGGCTCACAACCAACATTCCAAAATAAAATATCTCTTCCACTGTTTTTAGGTATATATGGCCACGCTTTTGCATCATATTGTGCAATGCATGGGAATGGAGGCATTTCTTCTTGTTTTAACGGCGCGGTGAAGGCTAGCGGATGGCTTATGATTCGATCATGTCCAACTTCACCAGCCTTCATGTTGCGAGCAACCGCAACGCCATAAAACTTTGCATTCGGCCATGCAATCTGCAATGATCGATGCAATACTCCAGTTGATAAGACCGTCCATACTTCCTCTGGTTCATGGATTTGAGATGCAGTCTTCACAAAACCTGCAGTGACTAACTCATGCTTTAATCCTAATGGTACAAAGAATGCGTTAGAATTTTTATCCGCCCACTTCTTAGCAATTAGATTTAAGTTAGGCATCGCAGCAATACGATGAAAACTTACTTCTGCACCCTGTTCAATACATGCAGCTTGATGCGCACTAATCTTTTTAGAAGAAGGCATGAATAGACGTACCTTCTTATTATGACGTTTTGCAACATCAAGTAAAGATACACCAGCAAGTCCAAACCGTGGCTGAACATATACGATCGTATCGATATGCTCTGGTAGGCTACTAATTAAGCAGTCACCACCACGAATCTTTGAACCGACAATTAAGTCATCACGAACAACACGAACACCTTCATAAGTTTCAATAACAGGTGCAGGATTTGGATCAGTCCAATCTCCTGCAAGGTCAAGATAATACTTACGAGCATCTTCACGGCCGAAGACACCTTCCATAATTAAGCCATCAACATCCTTATTGATATTATCGATAACGTGTTTATTATGCGACATCTATTCAATCAATTCCCATTCAATTCCAGCTTCTTCAAACATTAGTATAGTTAATGCAAATGATTCATTCCATCTCTTTGGAACGTCAATACAACGCATGACAACTCGCTTTATACCAGTCTGAATAATTCCTTTAGCACATTCTGAACACACAGGAAGTCCTGTAACATATAACGTAGAACCATCAAGTGAAACTCCATTATATGTAGCATTATAGATCACATTCATTTCTGCATGCACTACATAGGTATATTTAGTTTCCTTATCGTTATACCATTCCTCGCTATCGTCAATACCTCGAGGAAAGCCATTGTAACCTTGAGACAATATTTGTCCTTTGCTTCCAACAGCTACAGCACCAATTTTACGAGATGGATCCTTTGACCACGATGAAACATTTTCAGCTAGGTCTAGATATCGATTGTCCCACGTCATATATTAATAATCCCAAAGATTTTGATAGTACTTTCCAAAGAGCCTAAAACCATTTTGAATTCTTGCTTCATACGCTTTACGTCCTTTCCAATCATACACTTTAGTATGATTAGGTCATTCTATGAGTTGACTATTACCACCTTCCAGTTTCTTCAAAGCCATATCCCTTCTTTTTCTTATCTTTCTTGTCTTTGCGGCGTTCTTCTTCATCAGGACCGCGTAGACCAGTCTCTAGCGACGCAATGGTATCAGGAATTTGATAAAATTCTTTGTCAAGTATACGTTGTCTTACACAATCTTCAAAGGTGTTAAACAGCTTTTCAAACTTCAATTGATATAAAATCTTTAGTCCGATAAGAGCCTCCTCCATTTTATCTATATCTTTATACAGATGTTCAGCATGGTAGATAGTATCAATATCATCTACCACACCCCAGCAATCCATAATTTCTTGTTCTAGATCGAAGCGGTTCTTGTTTTTTGTGTTACTCCGTTGTTTCTCATACTCATGGCGAGGGTCCATACCACCATCACTGACAATATCGGAGTATGTTCCCTTCTTTTCCTCTGGTGGGGTCCATCCAAGATCAATTAGTGATTGTCTAATGATCGAGTCCTCCTTTGCTGCCTCAATATCAGCGAGTTGTTGTGATAAATCAAATCTGTTTTTCATAACTCAGTCTCCGCAATCAATTCGCCAAGGGTATCGCATCAAAAAATAAATTGAACAATCATCTTGTCCAAAACAAATAGGACGCATTGCCTCATTACGAACAGTTTTAATTAAAGCATGAACTTCTGCACGTTCTATGCTTTCACCCTTCCCAGTATTAGCAAGTTCTGCTTCTTTATCTAACAATTCTTGTATGTTCATCGTTTTCTAGCTCGTACTTCACTCTAGTACCTCATGGGGGAATTGGCTTGTAGGTACAAAAACATACTCGGAATGTTCCGGCTTGTTCCAGGGAAACTCAATTACTACATGAGAACCACTACCGGTGTAATAACTTTTAAATGGCTCTCCACTATCAATATCTGAGCTGGAGCACCATTCCCAGAACACTTTACCATCCATCCAATATGGCTTGCCATCATAGCGATCTGCTTGTTTGAACACAGAGCTCATTCGCTTGTTTTGGTATACGCCGTCTCCGACTTCGTTCCATTCCCAATCTTCACCGGTCAGTGGCCCGATTGGCTCGAACGATGCTAGCCGTTTGAATAAACTAATTGCATATGGTGCACTTGATCCTGAATGTCCCTCATCAGCAAATACATCTAATAGTGCTAGAACATGGTTACAGATAGCTTCTTGCATTTCGTCGTTGAAGTTGCCGTTTTCGTCAGTCCATCCGGCGGCTCGAAATTCATTTATTGCGTGAGATTTGTAGTTACTCATATTTAATTTCCATCCAATTTGTGTCTTCGGGCATTAGTATAATTTGGCCATCAAATTCTTCTTGCTCTTTAATGCTATTATACACTCCACCATTAGCCATTGTCAAGTGATAAGTGTTCTTGTGACAGCGATAGCAACTGCCACTGTATCCATAGAATTCGTAATAGTCACCGTCTTGTTTAACTTCGGTAATACCTGAATTCATACGCCAACTATCACCATCGAGGTATCCCCCACTCCAGCCGGCGAGAACCTTGTAGATAGGAAATGCACCTTTGCCTGGCTTAATTTTTAGGACTACCCAATTATCTGGTTGGTATATCATTTGCAGTCCACTTCAACATTACTAATCCAGCGTTGCACACAATCAACCAATACATGTTTCTGTGTAATGTTTTCGTATCCTAGAGGAGACCA